CAGACAGATACTTCTTATCAGCGTCTACGGTTTTCTGATAAGGTGTTAAATCAGGTGCCACGTATCTTTTCAACGCATCGGTAGATAATCTTCCGTTTGTATCCCCTTCCTGGAAGGGTATGTTTTCCTTACCGTTCGGCATTGTCCGTGCGTCAAGCTCGTTAATCGTTTTTCCTGCCATAATTATTTGTTTTACATTATAAACATTCTGCCAATATGGATATATAAGTGCTTACAAATGCAGCTATCTCAATCCAAAACACCGGCTTATCAAATCTATATATCATATATCCGGCCACGATGAAACAAAAAAGCGGGATATACCAAAATCCTACAATGCAAGTCCATAGCATGGCAGATAATCCACATACGACAGTAGCGGTATAATGTATCTTGCCATCTAATTCCAATCTGAAACAGGGAGCTGCCCCTACAAACATCAAACCTCCACATGATAGGAAAGTGAGGAATTGAATCTGTTCGGGTGAGCAGTCCAACCATGCCGGAAGCAATAACATCGCCGGAACAATCATGGCAAACTGAAACAGCCATTTAGGATAATTACGCTTCTCCAACTGATAGTAAGTGTCGGAGACAGAGTAAGGTATTCCACATACTTTTACTGCATACATTATGTATGCGGTAAGCAAAACCAAAGAAATAATAGTCAGTGTCATAATATTATAAATTTAAATTAGTAATTGATAGCTACATATTTTCTCTCATTCATACTATATGTCATATCAGCACCTATTTTTACCATCTTTATTTTTTTATTGACAGTATCAATTGCTATAATATTGAATGAATCCTCTGTTTTCGTTCCGTTGATACGTGGAGTATCCGATTCAAAGGCTGCCGCCAAATCAGTCGTTCCCGATGCCACAGCTATTACGGGTATCCCATTCAGGTACCCGAATGTATCACAATGCTGGTGACCAACGAATGCGCCAACCAATGTCCCATTGTATGTGGCGAAATCAATGTCAACTGTCACACTTCCTAATACGGATTGCCAATTATCAACAGTATATGTATAAGTTTTATTTATTGCAGTCTTGTTCTTATAGGCAGTAAGGATATCCAAAACGACATCGCCTGACTGCCCATTGGGAAATGTGTAATCAAAAGTTTTACCATACCAATATTCGGTTGTAAATGGATTTTCTTCAAATCTGACCAAGGTGTTAAAATAATGTGTCACGATAACTACATGCCATTCATTTTCAACTTTTAACGCACTGATTAAAAAGTTTACTTGTTCCTGAGAACAGCAAGTCTTATAGTAATCTGCTCCATTATTGCTGGACTTAACGGAATCGGATGGTATCTCGCAAGCGTTAAGTACAATTACCCGAACCTTATATTCCGAAAAATCCCGATAAAAATAAGTTTTACCGGACTGAATTACAATTCCGTTTTTTTTAACATAAGGCTTGTAAAACCGGTCATATAACTGAGAAATCGTTGGTAAAGAGTTGGCATTTGACTGATCATGATTGCCCAGAGCAACAAGAAAAGGTTTCTTAAAATCCTCCTGTAAACGGTTGAACCAATTATAATCACTTAATACACTCTTATTGACAATATCCCCTCCATGGATGGCGCAATCAATGCAGCCAAACCTTTGGCTGTATCGCAAAAAACGGCTAACAGCCGAATCATGCCCATGGGTATCTGCTATGAATGCAAATTCGAAAAAATTTACCTGAGAAGTGTCGTTATCGAATCTATCCCCATTATAATTATAATATATGGATGCAGCGATTACGGCAGATTCCTTATCCTTGTTATTCAGAATCACATCATTACTGCCGGTTAATGTACCTTCTTCAAATGATAACTCAATAATGGATGGTCCTAACTCCCAAGGTGGCATTTCTTCATTGCCATCATTGCGCCGTAAGGATATACGGATATAATGCACATTTGGCTCTCTCCGGTAAACACCTTCCGATGTATCGTCAAGCACAGTCCCGACTACCGTACCGGAAGAAGTGTACCCCATCAGGTATGCCTTGAAACGAGAATCCGTCTTCAACCTCACAATACTATAATTGCTGATATCTATCATATCCTTAGTTACCAATCGAATACTACTCGGAGTACTGACAGAACCGTCCGATTGAAGCGTACCTCTGACCCACTTGTCGTTAGGGAGATATACCGAATCATTCATATTCACAGACTTATAAGGTGCTGCCGGAGAATATCTCTGTCCGTCTTGATATATCGTCATTCCGGTTAATGGTATATCTGATTCGGAGAAGTCTTCTTCCGTGCCGGACGCCCCTTCATACGACATAGAGAAACCAACTTTAGCGAAATCATCGGGAGATATAGCACCATCATCGGTTCGCCTGAATGCTATCCTAAAAAAATTTACGCTCCACCAATCAGTAATGTTTTTGTCGGACCAACCATAATCATTGACCAATTGTCCATTTTCACCATATCCTATCAAAGAATAATTATACCCGGGATTTATACGTAAGGTATAATTTTTCTTAGGCTCTATCCGAATCATATTCTTCGTTATAATTCTAGTATCGGAAGAGGTTAGATTGCCTGACATATCAGTAGAGCCATTAATGATTTCACCCAAATCCATTTCTACCAGCACATATTGCGAGGATGTCTTTTTTAAAGATACGGCAAAATCTGTAATTTTAGCAGGGATGGTTACAGTATTTGTGCCACTCATCCAATCTGTTATATCTTCATATTTTACCGAAGCATCAATTCCGCCGATGAAGTACTGATATCCGTCATTGCATCTGAACTGATAGGTCCGATTCCCTTCGATAGAAATGAATTGTGATGATAGCCTGTTTTTTGCTGACGGGTTAATAGAAGTTCCGGAGCCAATACTACCTATCGATAGAGATATTGGGACATTAAACCAACCTGAGTCACCCGCCAATTTTTCCCCAATCTGATTAATTTTTTCCGAACTGCTCTCCAGTCCGGCAAGGTCTGTTTTTTTTGCATATCCGGCTAAATCAACATTACCTCCACCACCTGTCTTCCCGGTATCCATCCACGAACCGGCTGTTTTACAACGGTATATCTTCCCAGGGATAGAATCACCAACCACCGCCCAATCTCCGGGGGATGGATTTGGGTACTTGGACTTCAATTCCTCAACAGTTGGGAATAGCCCTTTATTTTTTGTCGCCGACAGACTCACACTATCTATGGCGGTAGAGATTTTGCTGAAATTCTCATTCAAACGAGCAGCTATATCCCGAAATTTTCCCGAATTCAGTATCGTATTTAAATTCATATATTATTTTTTTACTCTTAACACTCCACTTATGATTGAATCACCAATAGGGATTGATGTCATATATACACCTCCCGTTTCCACGCTGTCCTCAGAAGTAGGCCAATTACTTGAAAAAATGTCAGATATATAATGTCTGGATGATATATCGGAATAAACCGCTTTCATTCCAACCCTCATTACCTCACCATTCCCACCTATAACCGTTACGTTCTCAGGTGCAATAAGGATGTCTGTTTTTTCAACCTTATTCTCAATTCTAATTCGTTCCGGATATACTGTGGTTTTCAGTAATTCTTCATTATTGCTGCTGTATTTTTTTAAAATAATATCTCCATATTCATAACCTTCTTCCGACCTGTCAAACCTCATCGTCACTGTCTCATTTCCTTCTGCCGTGAACATTTTCAAAGTCTTACTTACCGGATCTATCACAATCCTCTTACCATCAATAGCAGTTTCTACACGCCCCCTGAATAATCCTCCGACAGCGTATATGTACCCTTTTAAAAATATATCACCACCATGAGTTGCTATAAACTTGGCAAGATTACCCCACTCAGAATCAGAGGGACTGTAATCAGGATTGGATTTTAATCGGGCTATTGTACGCATAGCTTGCTGTAATGTTCCACCCGCCCAAAATGCCACATCGTCATCGTCATTATAGATACCTGAAATACCTGCGGTTACTTTTTGAAGCTTTCCGTTCTTGTAGTTCCCAAGCTGTATCATGTTAGCCAAAATCAAACCACCAAGAATGTCTACAGAACCATCTTTGATTGCATCCTGTATGTATTGCAGGTATTTGAATCTGTCTGCCGATTTATCGGTATCCAATCGTGATGGACACCAATCGGTCGGAATGGTACCTCTTTCCAGCTTAATATCGCACACTGATGCTTTGCCGGAAATAAAAAAAACGCCTAATGACCGACAGGTGAATTTATACACATATTTCTTATATGTATCGTCAAGAGACTCTGTAGAATTATAATTCCCATATCCGACAGTAAGAGATGTACCCTTGGCTCTTAAACTTATCACATACTGCTCCTCCAACATAAGGTTAACCTCTTGCGACAAGTAACCGATATCTGCTCTGTAACCGGACACGGCTTCACTGTCTTCTACGATATTCGCATCCCCTTCCCAGTACTTTATTTTTGGCGAATAAACTTCTGTGTCTGCCTGCATTTGTGTTGATTCTGATATATCAATGCTATCATAATCACCCGTAAACCCTGAATTTAATAAGAGATTTTCATTACCTATCTGCACGGCATTATATATCTCATCGGGAAGGTCGGTCAGATTGGCGGAACCGGTGGAGCCTTCTTGAATGTGAAGCTTTCCTTTCAATTCCACGCCTTCACCTTGGGTGAACTTAACAAAGCTGTTACCATCACGGTCCCCAATATACGCATCACCGTACACATGGAAAAACGCCTTGTTGTTAGTTTTGTCTACGCCATACTCAACATACTCCTTGTTCAAGTAGGAGTAGGAGTCTATACCGTGATACAGAGTAACACTCGGGCTGAACACATCGGTAGAAGAGAAAACAATGGCATTCTGTGCGTCAATATTGCTTTCATCCGTCACGTCCTTGTTGTCAATGCCTTTCCATTTGATTCGTGCACCAAGGTGGGCTACAGTATCACCCTTTGCCGGGATGTCACTGCCTGTGTCGCAATCCGCCATGCTGAGGTCAATATAGTGCAATTTGTATATGCCGACATTGATAGGCTCTTTGCTTGCCCCTACACATAAACGCCAATAATAATGGTTCGCTACCTGTTGGTATTCTCCCGGTTTTTGTATGTTGAAGTTTTTGCTCTGTACCTGGAAACCTGCACGGAAGCGGTTCTCCACTTCCACACCGTCCTGTTCGGCAAGGAAGAAACATCTGTACACGCCTTCGGGGACGCCATTGTCTACCGTTTCTTTATCCATCAATTGGAGTTCACTGCCATCTGCAAGCAATATAGGATTCCCGTCTGCCATTGAAAGTATGGGCGTTTGTTCAATGGTACCCTTGGTCCAAACATCAATAAGCGTAACAGCACCACCCGGAGTTAGAACTATCTTTCCACCTACAGAATTTACATTTTGTATCTCCAGTGATTCGAAATAGGCTTTCATGCGGACTTTCAGTTTATCAACCTCCGCATAGGTTTGACCTGTTTCCTTATCAACCATTATGATACCACCTGTACTACCACTGACAAATTTCCCTATTTCAAAAGCTTTGTCAGAGGATAACTTGTGCGGGGTACGGTCATCTTGTGTTTTACTGAGAAAATGTCGAGAGACTTTTGCTAAGATATCAGTAGTAGAAATACTATTCCCTCCCAATGTATTACCTATGATATCGCCTGCAATTTCTGTAATAGTACTTCGTAATGCAGAAACATTTGCAGATAATTTGTCTGTTAATTCAACAGATATGTCATATAAGCAATTTTTGTCCGCTTTACAAGTAAATGAATTTACATACATAAGATACTCATGTTCGTTGTATTTTATATACATGCGAACATTCTCATTTAGTAATTCTGCTAATTGAATATTGTCTGCAAGAAATACTCTGGAAAAATTGACAGAGAATGTGAATTTTTCGTCATTATTCTCTGACATATACTTTATCAATGCTTCATCCAATCTCTTCTCAGCAGCGAGTACAAGGGACTTGGGCATCTTAATACCTGTAATCACAAATTTATCCCCGACAGAAGGCTTATAGTTATTGGTGGCATTAGGCATAACAATTCCGAAAGTGGTATTGTCCTTTTTTACTGCAATCCAAACTTCATTTGTAGAAGTGTTTTGTTGGCTTTCTACATATTGGGATGGTTGTGAAGTAACCTTCTGCTCAAAATCTCCTGCCGGTAAGTTCCCGGAAGAATCCACCAATACAGGGTTGAATGCCCTTCCCGGTTCATTGTCCTTATAGGTAACTCCTATTTCAAACTCGCAAGCAGCGCAATTACCCGTAGTCATATTGATTACAGCCGTACCACCCTCCAAACCCTGTTCGAACAGGTTAAAGCCGTAATCTCCATTATATATATGTAATTTTATGTAGAAATAAGAATGTACATACTCATCTGTATCATTGAATATATTATTCCCTTCTCCGGTTCCGAGTTCGTCACTATCATTAGCATCAAAAGCAATATCCGCAATCTCACCAAATAACTGTCCCGAAGCGTTTGTCACATTTTCTATGGTAGGCTTTATATCGCTGAAATCTACCTTTATCTCTTTTATCTTCTTAGAAGAAAATGTATTTTTGAAAGAGTAGTAATCATTTGTGCCAGGTATCTTATACGTGTCGTTAAGCGCATTGTAGAATCTTTCCGCTCCATTTGTTTGTCTGTAAATGGAAGGCATAAGGTTTTGTGTACGTTCTATAGTACCTTTTTCATCATCATTCGGATAGTAGAAAGGGATATTATCAGAGCTACCAACACCAGTAACGCGATTGACAATTTTATAATTGGCGTTTGTCTTTTTTATTGATACAAGCCCTTTCTTATACTCGAAGGGAGTAGAAATTACATTCTCTGTATATCCTATGTGACAAACCTTACCTACAAAGTAATAAGGAAGTTCGTATATGGTATATATGGATTGTAACGCTTCTGCAAGATACACATTGTCAAGTGAAACAAGTTTGGAATCGGAAGTAATATCATCATCTATGACTACCGAATATCCGATACCCGATTTTGCCATTGAAGCGTTAAGGCGACCTACAAACTCGTTTATGTCTCCCATGAACTTCACAGAAGTAGAGTTGGAATGATAAGTATCTGTTCCAGTTGTCACCACATCCATGAAATACACGTTCTCCAATACGATACGTTCTGAAACGAACTGGAGTTCATGCTTATACATAATGCTCTTGTTGTCCTTTGAAGATGTAGGGGTTTGGTCGACATAGTATCTCTCACCTCTGAACTCCACAAATTCCTCTCCAGTCCACTCTTCATCCAAGCAAGACGGATAGTTGAGCGTGGCGGTAAGCGTAGGAGTGCCGGCCATGCGCTGTGCCGTGTAAGTGTATTCACCCAGCTTTGCAGACATGGTTTCGTTGGGAAATTTGACTTTTTCTCCATGTGTATCCAGCTTGTATATGTATAGGCTCTGTTTCTCCATTACTTGTGTTGTTTGTTTTCTCTGAATTCTTCGTATATATTTGGAAACTTATGCAGGACATATTCGATGAACATATAAATGTGATGGTACAGATCTCTATTCTCACCATCATACATAATATCAAGTCGATTAACGTCTTGTATCTTCATGAATAGATTGAAAATTGCGTTATCTGTTTCATCAATTCGCTCTTGCATTTTGGCAATCTCTTTAATGAAGTTGGCATCTATGTTTATCACTTGTTTATTCATTATTACCTCCTTCCTGCTTGTTCGTTTTGTTGGCTTGCTGTTGGGCAATCACCTTTTCTTCTGCTTCCTTAACTTCCTTAGTCACTCGTTGCTCCTCATCGGGTGTGCTCTCCGTGTTCTTTTCAATAGCCGTTTTCGTGGAGAGAATACCAGCCTGTTTCATTGAGATAAGCATGTTGTTATACTCAGTTGCGCTGAACGGCTGCCATATCTTGAACTTACAGCTGACACGAAGTTTGTCAAATTCTGTAATGGCATTTACGTTCTCGCCTTTTTTTACCAATTCTTTGGCTAATCCCTCCTTGAACAGGCGCATCATCTTGTCTGCAAAATTCTGCCACTCGATAACCCCTTGCTGGGCATTCTTCAAATCTAAATCACGGGTCAGCGTAATAGCCAGTCCGCTTATGTCACCACTTGACTTGACATCTTTAGGCAAAAGAAATGTGCATGAGGTGTTTATCTGTATCTTCTCGAACAAATCTTGCAGACTGTCAAGCATACCTTGCGGACTGGGCGGTGCTTTGAACTCTGCACTTCCGTTACCGTCCATTGACTTGTCTTGCAAAATGATACTCCCTGCAAGTTTCTTTGTCGTTTCTGACAGATTGCCTTTAATATACAGAATGCCCCAGCCGTTCCGTTTCTGAATGACAAAGAAGATGTTGTAGATAATCTCGTAAATCTCGATAAGACTCTGTCCGTTGTTCCACGCCACATTACCGCGTTTGGTACACAATGGTATCTCACTGAAACCGTGCTCTACCGGGTTTTCCCTTATCCAGCCATCTTCATCCGCTCCATCGCCCGAATTACGCATACGATACATATACTTGTCGTCATAGCTGTCTATGTATTCCACACCATCCGCATCGGCATAGTAAACACTTTCAAGAAGTCTGTCACCGTTGTTGTCGTTGTGTGATATGATTACATAACCATCTTCATAACTTATCAGGCGGCATTTGATACGTCCTTTATAGTCATAATAAAACAGAAGTCCTGCATCGCCTGTCGCAAGTTGCGAACGGACTGCCTTTGTACGCCATCCATCCATATTCCTGTCTACCCAATACTCCTTGATTGTGGAATAGTTGGCTTTATCTTTCTCGGAAGGAGTGCCACCTCTCAAAGACAGCGTACAGGGATTTCCGCACAGATAAATTACGTGGCTCGCCAGTATCTGCTCTTGGAAAGCCAATGCCGTGCGCTGGAACTTGATTTCCTGATACCCTCCATCTTCCAACTTCACGCAAATGCTCGGTAAGTTTTGGTCAAATAATACCTCATGGCTCATCGGGTCAAGCTCTTTCAGAAACTTTTCCTGCGAAACGATATTCTTTTTTACATTCGGAAGCCTTGCTGTGCGTGTTTCGGTAATGGCTGCGGACTGACCGTCGGAATAGTCGTTTGTAGAGCAAGTGTCACTTCCTCTGAAAAACGGTTTCTTCTGCAACAAGGCATTTACGTTCCGCAATAGATATGTTTTTTTCTCTTCTCGTGTCATTTTTCCGCATCAATTAGGTTGTAATACTTCATGCAGGCTTCCTTGCTCGGCATTGCAGAACACTCTCTCGAAGTCCATTTGCAGATAATGTCGTGCTTCTGCGGAACAACGATTATTCGCTTCTGCCCCTCTTCCTCTTCAATATTGAATTTATCGTTCAGCTTCACGCGTGCATCCAACACGACCTTACTTGCTTTGATAAAAGTGTCTGAATCTCCACTTGCTTTCGCATCGTCAGCAATCTGTTTCATCTCCGATATTTCTTTCAGCAATGCTTCTCGGTTTTCATCTTTAGATATGGTGGTGATAGCACCGATGCCGAAAGGTTTCAGTTTCTCGGCAAGCATGGATAACACCTTGTTTGAAGGCTTTTCATCTTTTTGGTAAGCAACCTTTGCAGCAAGAGCCTTATCTACGAAAGAATCACACATTACCAAATAGGCAACATCTCTTACCTTTGCTTCAATTCCTTCTGTTTTAAGGGAATTGATAATATCCTTTATGTCATTGTAACTAATCATTTCCTAACCTAATACCATAAATGTTCATCGTAAATACTTCCTTCTGTCTGTGCATGGCTCGCTTGTTTGGTTTCTTCTTCGTGATTGTAATACCCTGCTTGAATTTCATTCCCGTATTCAATGTTAGCGCACGGAAACATTCTCATAGCGCATGGGTCTAACAAGTCCATCGACCTGCCTTTCCCCAACATCTGATTCATTTTCTTCTTGTTCCAAAGCCGTTTCTTTCCGCTCTGCATATCGTCAAATCGCACAACAGAACATTCTTCCATAAACTCGTTCTCAACCGTCACTTTGTATTTCAGGTTCTGGTGAGTGTAAGTCTGAACGGCAAGTTTATCGTCAAATGTCAAGTTACCTTCCTCTATCATCTTGCATAATCTGATATAGCACATATCCTTGACTGTCATTGCGGTAAGTTGGTAAAGCCCGAAAGGTTTATTTAGTGAGATATAAGGTACTGCATCGGGAATGTAATCATTGAAATACCGTCCGGCAGTCGCGTCAAAAATGATATGGCTTTCGGCTGTTCCATGCTCAAATGCAAATGTCTTCACTGCCATAGCGTTTTCTCTCGGAGTGGACTTGCTAAGAATGAGAATGTCGTATGCGTGAAATCCATCCCATGCAAGTGCAACAAGGTTGTCTGTACCATAATCCGCCAAATCCACGGTAATCCATTTGTCACCGTTTACGGCAGGGTTGTTGTTGAACACGCCTTGTGCGGAAGTGGAAGGGATAGGTATCTTTTCGTCAGAATCTGGGTCAACATTGAAGTTGCCCTCAATGATAGCTTGTGCCATTTTACCGCCCGAAGCCGCAACAGAGCCTATGTAATTAGGATTATTTTCAAGCATAGCCCTATTTTCGGATAGCTTACCTTGATAGAATACGAATGACTTAATCATATTCGTATAGTCAAAATCACCTCCAATACGGGCAAGTTTCCTATCAATATCTATCTTACACTTAGCATAAACTTCTTCTTTGGAATCACCCCAGACCACATCATCAACGGTAGAACCGTTAACATAGAAATATCTCACTTTCCCGTTTCTATCCGGCATAATAAAACCGTCAACCCCAATGTACCAATCCAAGAACTTTCTCGTCCAATGGCTGCGCTTTGGGTTAAGGGTGGCAAAGAACTTACCAGTGAATGTTTTTGACCGTCCACGGTTACGAGTTTGAACATAACTGAATGCTTCCCAAGACATTTCGGTAATCTCGTCAATACATATAGCATCAATCTGCTTACCTTTCCATTGCTCACGCATCTTATCGAGGTTGGTATCGTCAATATATGTCAAGTCGCAATACGCACCACTTGGGAATGATATACGTGGACTGTCCGCTGTTTTCACGGAGCAATAATCTCCGAATATAGACTTGAACGTATCGACAAACGAACCACCTGTTTTTTGTGATTGTAAAGATCTACGTGTAATAACAGCACGGAAATCTCCATCTGTCATAAGCGGTTCTGCGAGCGCGAGGACAAGGGCAAAAGAGTTGTGTGTAACAGTAAATTCTTTCGTTGCATACAAACCTTGTTTGTTGCTTACAGTTATACATCTTCCAATTTTTCTTCCTATTGGATTAACAGACTTAATAGCTTTGTTAAGTTCACGAACTCTATTACGAATCCTTTCAACCTTATTTCTTACAGTTACTATTTCTTTAGGATTCTTACAAGATATTCTAAGCCTATATAAGTCTTTACCAATGTGCGTTTCTCCGTCTGACGTTTTATATTTTCTGTTTGTTTGCACGTGTTTTGATACCCAATACCCAAGCGACCTTGCAACAAAAGCAACGTCATCAACAAGTCTTTCGCTAATTGTGTAATACGATATTCTTCCACGTTCATCAACACTCCCGTCAGAATCAATAAGACCTCTCATTAATTCTTTTCTTTCCTCAATAGAAGCGTATTTATATGAATCAGGTATAAACTTGTCTATTGAAGTCTTACCAGCAAGCCCAATATTAGATATAGAATCACGTATATCTTTATTATATATATGGTATGTCTTACATCCTTTTCTTTCCTCAAAATGTGACATATCAAATCCTAATTCAGATAACCTACTTGCTATTTCATCAAACGGAGTTGTAAGAGACACTTTGTTCAGTTCATTAATATAGAAGTCGGACATACATCCATTACCAAGCATATTCCCAACAAAATAAGGATGTAATGGTCTATCACAATCTAAAGAAATAGACTTTGAAAATGATATAGCTTCCGTAACTGGTATTCTATATACATTTTTCCTTTTTCTATTGATATTCTTTTGGTAATCGTCAAATATGGATATCGCTTCTTTTAATACCCATTCACCACCATTCTTTTTTACTTTCCAAAGGTGTCCTTCTGAACAATCTACATAAGTTCCATCATCAAAGTTTAACCTATAAAATTCGTGTTCTTCTATTGGATGAAGTTTAATAACTGTTTGTTCTCCACCAGTAGTAGGATCTGAAATAATATCGCCAACTTCTAAATCTCCTATTTTTTTACACCCGAATGGTGTTATAACAGAATCTGTTAGCAATCCCATTTTCCCACCGCCAAGATTTCCTCCACCAAACACCATATCCACACACGATGATGCGAACTGCATTTGGAAGCCCTCCTGCGGTTTGATTACAATATCCTTATGTACTTCTTGCTCTTTCATCAAAAGCAAAAATACCTCTTAATAACAAGGTAATATATACTTAAACCAATGTCTATTTATCATAGTGATAAATACAGTGATTTTTTTATAGTTATACCTTTTTATTAAAGCATTACTTTCGCATATAATCATTATAAAACATATAGTGTATGAAGTTTACGAAAGAACAGCTTTCAGAAGCACTGAAAGCAGGAATCACTAACAACGGCAAGAAAAACTTGGCGATGAGTGAGAGAAGTTTCAACGGCAAGGTGGAAAGGATCTACAAGCGGTTGGAGAAAGCGAGTGGTAATGACGAGTTGGAATTGGATGATGCGGTTGCCGATTATCTGGAGGACTTCCAAGAGGACGACAACAACATCAGGAACGACAATTCAAAATTCGTAAAGGAGTGGGAAAAGAATCACCCCGCAAAGGATGATAAGGGAGATAAGGATGATTACAAGGATAACAAAGGAGACGAAAGCAAACTGGATAAGTTGCTCAAAGAACTCCAAGACTTGAAATCAGAACGTGAGGAAGAGAAAAGAGCCAAAACTATTTCCGAGAAACGCAATCAACTCAAATCAGCCTTAAAAGGGAAAGAAGTCAAGAACGAGGATTGGATTAACGACCAGCTTGAACTGATTCACATTGATTCTGAAACTGACGTTGACGCTCTTACAGAAAGACTGGTCAAGAGCTACAATAAGTTTAATGCTAACACTCCACCCGACATCACTCCAGGCGGCACGGGAGGCGGTAAGGGAAAGACCGATGACTTTGCCGATGTGGTTGCTGTCGTAAGGAAGCAGTCGCACAGAGAAGAAAAATAATAATCATTTAAACCAAAAAGAAAATGTCAGATTTCTATCAGCAAATCCTATTGAACAGTGGCTATCTTCCCGGTAGAGCATTGGTTCAGGCTCGCGGAAGCATTGGTGGTCATCGCTATGTCTTCGTGAAGCTACAGATGAGCGGGAAAGACGCACTTGTATTTCCTACCAGTGGTGGAATTGTTAAAAACCCATTCAAAGGTAATGCAAGAGCTTTTGCCGGAACGCTCGCTGAATATATTCCCAGTAATGGTTCTAATGGAAGCGAAATACGCATCCTAAAATCGTATGCAGTTGCAAAAACATCAGAATCATCTGATACGGTTATTTACTTGAAAAGAGACGGGTATTCCCTCATTCCGTTTGTAGGGGACGTTCTCATGGTTGCTCCTACCACATTGGTAGGGAAAGGAACAGCAGTAACAGTCACAGCCGTTGAAAAAACGACTGACGGAACGGCTGGCGATGTTTGGAAAGTTACATTGAGCGCAACCCTCGGAGCATTAACAACTTCATCTGTTCTTGTTGAAGCGAAAGAAGCAGGTTCTGGTAAAGAAGCTATGGTCACTAATCCTAACTCATACCTTCCCTGCGACTTTGATTTTGTTTTTGACCCGGCTGCATCCGAAGATGATTTCGATGGTGCAAGATACCTTATCACTCCTGCATTGGCATTAGGAGATGTATTCCTCTACGAAGACCGTATGCAACCTCTTTCGGCTGCATTAAAAGCTTTGAACAAGAGCAAGGTTAAGGGTTGGTTTAACATTTAAAATTGACGAAACTATGCCTAAATTTGATTTTAATAACAGCAGATATGCAAGATTCTTTTCAGACAAGACCAATCAACGTTTCTTGCAATCCTTTGTCAATACAGAAGGTCTGCTATACACTAATTATGGTTGGTACAAGACTCAAGGTGTAAAAGCTGGTGCTCCCACACCTACCGCTCCTAATGGCATCGCTACTTTTTCTGTGAAAGGACGTGACTTGAAAGCCGCTCCTTTGATGGATTTGCGTGCACCTCTTGGTGACAGTAATCAAATGGATAAGGACGGTCTGCACTGGTACACCGCATCCATCCCTGATTTTATCGCTCCCGGTTTCGTTGAAACAGCTATGGAACGTGAAGCAAAAGAACAACAGTTTGAGTTGTTTGGAAACGATGCCGATTTGGTAGCCGCTTGGGTACATACATTACAGTCCCAACTTGATAGTGCGGACGCAACCATGAACTTCATGACTGCACAGTTAATGTCTAAAGGTCATATTGACTACCGAAATATCGCACGTGGCGTTCAAGCTCCGTTGCATAAGGCTGATATACCAACAGAGAACTTTACTAAAGCTGGCACAGTAGTTTGGACAGACGAAAAATGTAAGATTCTCAGTCAAATGGCGGAAAAGGAGAAAAAATATCGTGAAGAATGGGGGTATGAAGGTGCAATGGTATGGCAGGTTACACGCAAGATGTTTTACGAAGTAATGCTGCAAAATGCCGAAGTTAAGGAATTGATTGAAAGTTTCAAGAAAAATCCTTTAGCTTACATCGCAACAACCGCTACTGCGCCTACTACACGAGAGTTGTTCTTAGCTGCTTTCCGTGATTATCCCGGTGTATCTCCAATTGAAATTGTTGAAGAACGTGAGCGTAATCTTACCAATACCGGAGACACATTCGTACAAGGTTGGGACGATAAGATTGCTGTTCTCCGCCCTGCCGGATATGCTTGTGAGTTTGAATACACCAATAACCTAGACAAACAGATGTTTGATAAGTATGGTTCAAGCGTAATAACCAAGATTTTTGCTCAGGCTAACGATGGTCTCTGCACGATTGTGAATACAACAACAAACAACGGGCTGTATAAGGAATGGCATACTGATGTAATGATGTCAGCTTGTCCTGCACTGAAAACATTCCGTAATCACGTAATTGTAGACACAAGTCAGGCAGACGATTAAATGTACAATACATTGCGTAGTAGTTATGGAAAAATCATTTGACCCGATAGCATACCTCAATGGGCTTACGAGATTTGTCTTTGAAGATGATGCGCTTGAAAATATCGCATACGAAAACGGTTTGATGTTTATTTCAGACCGTTCTGAAATAGATGAATGCACTAAAGACCATTGCCTTATCGCACTGTACGAACTTGTCATTAGCGGTCCGTGGTCTGTGGCTTCATCATCACTCCAACATGGCAGTTACAGACAGGACATAGGTAGTGAGACGGTAACGGCTGCCATAATCCAAAACTTGAAAGACCGTCTGAAAGCACTGTACAAAAAGTATGGTGAAGAAGAAGCGTTGAAAAGCATGGATTCGGGTAGTATGAGTTGGGTCAATGAAAATTCATTAGATGTATAGTTTATGCGTCTCAAAAGAAAAGCAATAGCAGAATACCCGTTTCATGGCACATTCTACACCGTGATAACGAATAAGCCGGAAGACGGGAACCTTCTCGGTGACGGTGACATGCTTGGGAATGAAAAGACGGATAGTTCTCCCGAAGTCCCCACTACGGGAGAGACCATCCTTCTTGAAACTGAATGTGACATACAGCAGGCTGCAAAGCTGATTAACTCCGGTACTATCATGGCTGACTATAAAGTATTTTTCCCGTGCAAAGTTGGTGAGAAGCTACCTATACGTTTCAATACCAATTTTAAATGCGAGGATTATGCAATACCAATCCAAGGCAGGGTTATAGGGCTTGAATATAGTCAACTTGGTGGTTGCTCGGTTGATATAAAAATGAGTGAAGTGTAAGATATGGCAAAGAAGGTTAAGACAGATTCATTGAATAAACTTATAAAGTTCTTATCGGAAGAAGCTGACAAAATAATTGCAGAAGAATTGAATAGGGTTACTTATAAAAATGATACAGACAACCTTCATGATAGCTACGGATGGGGAATATATGTTAATGGCAAACTATCCAAAAGCGGTTATCAAACGAAATACGCATTAGCCCCAAGAATTTGGGAGAGAGAGCCGCTATACGGACGTGATGCGATAACGGATTTTCTTGAACGTAAATATAAGCCTCATGATGGAATTGACCTTGTGATAGTAGCCGCAATGCCATACGGACAAATATTACAGGAAAAGTACAAATATGAGGTAATCGCCATTGCTCAAAACCAACTCAAAGCATTAAGTAACAGAATTAAAGGTTCAACTTTTGGAATTATAAAGAACGGTAAATACTGATTATATGGATAGTAAATACAAGACAACATCAAAAGTGGAAAACTTTTTTTCCATGCTGCTTACAAAAGCGGCTATATCCGATAACCTGTTCATCGGGAATATGCCTGCCACTGTTGAAAGCAATTGGAAAGAAATGGTGCTTGTTGATGTGCTTTCCATGAAAGATTACGGAGCTTATGCCAAAGGTTCTGCCAACGTGTTCTTGTACGCAAAATCAGTTGACAGTCACGGCACGAAACCCGTGAAGGAGCTGTACAAAATGGAACTTGCGCTTGACAAGGCTATTGAATCATGTAAAGACCCCCATTATGTGATTGATGTAAATTTCCGTGATGCAGATTATGACCAAAATAGGAACTACTACTACAACGTGATAAATATAGAAGTGACAATAAGGTAAACAGATTATTAACAGGATAACATTTTTTAATTATGGCAGTAAACAATACTGGCGCAACAGCCAAAAAATTCATCAAGCCTTCTTACATCGTGGCAACTCTGTTCACTGGCTCTGAACAAGACGATGTGCCAAAGGGCGACTCTTATATCCTTGAAGATGTAGTTGAGGATACCACTTCAATCGCTCAAGACGATAACGATGTAAACGACATCGAGTGCGAAACTTCCGACAGCCCCATTCTTTCCATCGTGAAGCTTGGCAAATACCAATTTACAGCTGAGGTTGCAGATACACAAAAAGACCTATTGGTCGCTCTCATGGGATTTACGGCAGGAACTACTGTCTCTACCAAATACTTTGCTCCGGCTCAATACAAGAAATTGTATGCAAAGATTGACGTAGTGTTTGAGGAAGGGGAAACGATGACTGCATTTGTGGTTCCAAAAGTCCAACTTAACTCAAAACTAATGCTTGAATCTTTGAACTCTAATGTGGGTCGTATCAACCTTGCAGGAACAGCGTATGATGCAAATATCGCTGATGGAGAGAAAACTATCAGAACGCCGTTTTATGTAGATTCAGCTTATACTTTACCCAAATAAAACTTGTTCATAATAGATAACTAGAGTGTTTACGGGCGGTAGGCTTATATGCCGCCGCCCTTCATGTTTATAATCATGGCAGTATATAGAGCAAAGAAAAAAGATACAGGACTAAAGACAAATGTTGTAACGGCTTGTACTCCTATATCTGATGAGTCAATGGAACGTTTGGCAAGGATAATGAATGACAGCCCAAGTATTGTAAAACTTCACGGTACGGAGTGGCGTATTAAAGGATTGAAGCCCGGTGTTCAATGGCTTATAGCCGAACAAGCGTGTCAGATTGTGAAGGGAGAGAAGTTAAGTATGGGAGATGTTATCAAAGAGTTCTCAGTAAATCTACCGGCAGTTGCACACGTGATAACGCTTGCACTTCTCAATGACAGGGACAGGATATTCTCTGATTATGAGAAAAAAGAACTATCAGATGACTACCACAAGGTCTTTGACCTTTTGATGTGGAGAGATTACGACATAAAGGACTGGGCATTATTGCTTGGTGAAATCCTTAACCTCATAAGCACGGATTTTTTTTTCGAGAGTACCAATGTGATTCAGACCGTGAGGGAAATGACCTTGACGAAGAAGACGAAGAAGACGAAGAAAACGGAACAAAACTGATAATATCCCGTACAGAGTGGGGGCAGATGATTGATTTTCTGCGCTCCAACACTTGGTGCTCTCGTGACGAATATTTATGGGGAATGACGGTTGGACAGGTCCGGTTAAGCTCGTTTGATTTTTCCCATGTAGAATACGGAAACAAGGACAAGAAAAAAAAGAAGGTCAGCAAAATAGGAAGTGTTGACGATTTGAAGAACTTGAATGATTTGGGTATACCCATAATTAATAAAAAAGGATAACGATATGGCAAATAACGAAGCAGGAGCTTTCCTCAACATAACCCCTGATGTATTAAAGAAGTTGGATAGTTTCGATGAGAAGCTGGAGATGATAGAGAAGCACGCCCATACAGCAGCAGATGCATTGAAAAACGGGTTTGGCAGTGTGGTAATGGATACGAGTAAATTGGAAAGTGTGATTACTTCGTTAGCCAAAAAGATAGATGCTATAAAAGGTAATCCATTTGAAGGAGCAGGGAAAGGTGCGGAAGAGACTACAAGAAAGACTACTTCTCTGAACGAAAGCCTTTCACGTGCGGCAGATTTGCTAAACAGAATAGGAAACAATAAAATCGGAGAAGGTTCATTTGCTAACTTTAATATATCCGGATTGAAGCAGGGATATTCGGATTTGAAAAAATACGTTGAGAACATGGACTTGTCAAAGCCGCAACAAAAGGCTGCGGTAGAAGCCATGCGCTACATGAAGATGGAGCTTGACGAGCAACGAAAGACGGACGAGCAACGTGCCCAATCTGCGGAAAAGGCTGCACAACGTAAGGCGGCAGCGGATAAACGTGCTGCAAAGGAGGCAGCGGATTTAGCAAATGCACAGCGGTCAACTCCACAAGGCGCATTAGATTATTCTAAAAATGCAAAGTCTCTGCAACAGAACGTACAAGCTATAGAGTACCTGAAAAAAGCTCGTTTGTCTTTGAACACTACCGATGCGAACTATAAGAGCATGCTTGAACAGATAAACCAAGCCATTGCAAAACACAACCAAGCATTGACGGAAGCAGGAGTCAAATCACAGCAGCTTGCCACACGCCATCGCAACCTGATGGATACAGCCGGGCAATTAAGCCGTCAGCTTGCTTTGTTGTTCTCCGTGTCACAGATTGAAGGGTATATCAGCAAGTTGGCAAAAGTGCGCGGTGAATTTGAATTGCAGCAGCGTTCGTTACAAGCAATCTTACAAAATAAATCACAGGCAGACCAAATTTTCAACAAGACTGTCCAACTTGCCGTAAAGTCGCCATTTCAAATTAAGGAATTGGTTACATTCACAAAACAGCTTGCAGCATACCGTATTGAGAGCGACAAGTTATATGATACGACAAAACGACTTGCCGATGTATCTGCTGGTTTAGGTGTGGATATGGGCAGACTTATCCTTGCTTATGGGCAGGTCAAAGCGGCAGCATATTTGCGTGGTACAGAAGTTCGTCAGTTTACGGAAGCAGGTATCAATTTGTATGGGGAGCTTCAACGATACTTTCAAGAAGTTAAAGGCGAAGCATATACCACTGCCCAAATTGTGGATATGATTTCAAAACGAAAAGTAACCTTTGAAGATATTGAGAACATCTTCAAACGGTTAACTGACAGCGGAGGATTGTTCTACAATATGCAGGAAATTCAATCCGAAACTTTGCAGGGTAAAATTTCCAACTTGAAAGACAGTATTGATGTGATGCTTAACTCTATCGGTAAGGCTAACGAAGATACACTGAAAGGTTCTATTGATTCTATTAAGGTATTGATTGATAATTGGGAAACAGTTGTCGAAGTGGCAAAAGCGTTTGGCATTGTAGTTGGTTCAATGGTTTTACTCCCTAAGATAAAAGCCGCTGCAAATGGAGTTAGCTTGCTTTCCTTTGCTTTTACAAAAGCAGAAACCGCATTACGTTCTTTGGGATTAGCGTTCAAAACATCATTTCCGTTAATAGCACTTGGAGCAGCTTTACAACTTGTTAATGAGTTGTGGAATGTGCATTCTCAATACAACAAAATGTTACGAGAAAGTAGCAATAAATATTATACAGCTCAGTTAAGAATAGGAGAAATAGACGAAATAGCTAAAAATGATACAAGAAAAGCGTTATCATCCCTTGTAAAAGAGATGAATAATGAAGGATTTGAAATAGAGATAAAGCCTAATATATCAGAAAAAGAAGCAAAAGAACAGTTTGAAGAGTATAAAAAACAATATACAGAATTCTTGGAAGATATTAGGAAGATTGAAGCCAACTATGCAGAAAACAGAAAGAAAGGATGGCTGATAGGTAATGATGATATTGAAACAGATTTAGACGAATACGAAAACGCTTTCTATGACTTTATAGCGAAGGGTAACAAAATACAAGCTGAATTATTAAGGATTTCAGAAGAATCAACCTCCTTAGGCAAAGGAGCAAAAGAATACATACAAGAACTAGTAAAAGGAAAGAAAGAAGGAGAGAATTTAATTGACTACTACAAAAGACTTGCAGACTACTTGGAGAAGTTACAGAATGGTGTTCTTTTTGCAGGTAAGAAAAGTTCTATCGCCAGCTCATTTCTTGGAACAAAGAAAGATTTGGAGAAAGATAAAGAAGAAGCAACTAAAGAAATACGTGAAATCTTTGATTCCGTAAATGATGAGGTAATAAAAGGTAATAAGACAAGAGAACAATTTAAGATTTTAATAGATAAAGGAGATTTTTCCAAACAATGGTCTGATATAAAGAAGCAACTTGCATACGATATATATAACTTGGGAGATATAAAAGTTCCTCTTAGACCAGGAATAAATCAAGAAGATCCTCAATCAAACCCCAAACATGAACGTGACATATTAGCAGAACGCATTTCTCTTATCAAAGAACTTAACAAGGAATACGAGAAGCTGAATAAGGTAATGGGCAGCGATAAGGCAGCTAAGACAGTCATGGAACGCTACGCATCCCAATTGAAAGATGTTCAGATGCCTAAAAATATCATAGGGGAAGCATTCTTGCCTAATAAGGAAAATACGGCAAAGGCTTTGCAGGAACTTGCAAAGATTATTACTGACTTTAGGAAGAAGATAGGAGCACAAAAAGATGCTAATGTCTTGTTTGACGAAAAGGATGCAGATGATTTTAAAAAGCAGCTAGACAAAACTAAAGATAACATTGAATCCATGTTCAACAGCTTAGACTTACACCAGAAGCTGAAAGATGCAGGACTGTCCGAAGCCGAAGTGCAGGCTTTGTTCCCCGGACTTGCCAAGACCTTGGACGATGTAGAAAAAGGGATACGTGATGAATATGAAGCCAAACGTGATAAAAATGGACAGTTAAGTAAGGCAGACCAAAAGGGTTACGATGAAGCACTTAAAAAGCTGGGCCAACAGCGTGATAAGGAAAGCACAGACCTTACTATTAGAATTCTCAAGGATTATAAAACACAACTTTCAGAACAATTACAGCTTGATAAGTGGTATTACGAAGAAAAGGCAAATATAGCAAAAGCAACCCTTACAGATGAGCAGAGAGCGCAAGCTGAATCCAACCTTAAAAAAAAGTACGATAAGAAGACAGATGAAAATACTTGGAAGACGTTTCAAAATACAGACGAATACATCAAGCTATTTGAAAATCTTGACTATTCTTCAACGGCAGCTATTGATAGTATTCTCGAGAAATTAGAGAAATTTAGAAGGTCTCTCAAAAGTTTGCCGCCAGAACAGTTGAAAACAATAATTGAACAGCTTGAGAAGCTGAAAGGTGAAAAACTAGACAGAAACCCTATCAAGGGAATTGTTGAAGCTTTTAAAGACTTGAAAAATGCAAAACCAGAAGATAAGCAAAAAGCTATAGCAGACCTCGGTGCAGCATTTGAAAAAAATGCAGAAAAAATAGATAAATTCAATTCTGCTTTTGGAGAAGTTTCTTCTATGCTTTCATCTTTCGGGGTTGATGTGCCAGAAGAAATTTCTGAATCATTAAATGGAATGTCTCAAGCTTTCAGTGGTGCAGGAGAATTTGCATCATCTTATGCTACAGGTAATGTTTTGGGTATGGTTACAGGTGGAATGAAAACTATTGCCGGAATAGGCAATACCATCGGTAGCATATTCGGCATTGGCAATAAGAACAAGAAGAAAGAACGTGAAATCCAACGGCAAATAAAGAATATAGAATCACTTGGTAGGGCATACGATGAGTTAAAGGAGAAGATGGAAGCCGCTTGGAATGCAGATGATCTTCGTACACAAACCAAAGATACAATAGCCAATTTAGACCAACAGATTGAATCATATGAAAATATGATTAACTCAGAAGAGGCAAAGAAAGATTCTGATAGAGACCGTATTGATGAATGGAATGATGCTATAAATGAACTGAAAAAGACAAGACAAGAAATTTTAGACCAACAGAAATTAGAATTAGGAGGTATAGGTGGGGAGTCAGAATATAAGGATGCCGCCTCTTCATTTGTTCAAGCATGGATGGATGCTTTCAATGAAACAGAAGATGGACTAAAAGCCCTTAATGAAAACTTTGATAGTTTTATTGAAAATCTTATCGTCAAACAAGCTACAATGAGACTTGCGCAAGGGCGTTTGAAGGAGCTGTTTGAGAAAATAGATGAATCTGTTACAGAGGGAAGCGTAGGAGGGATTAACCTCACTAAAGAAGAGCTTGCAAACATCCAGGCTCTTGGAGAAAGCGCATTGAAAGGATTAAATGAAGATTTGCTTGCGCTTATGGAAACATTAGGATACAAAGGCACAAGTGTAGGGCAGAAATCTGAATTGTCGGCACTTACTCAAAGTATACAAGGTGTATCAGAAACCACAGCAGAAGCTCTTGAAGCATTACTTAATTCTATTAGGTTCTTTGTCAATCAACAGACAACTGACATAGCCGCAATCAGAGTGCTATTAGAAGCCCGCTACAGCTTAGAATCCCAATCGGGCGAATCTAACCCCATGATTGTTGAGTTGAGGGCGCAGACGAGGTATTTGGAAATCCTTTCGGACAGGATAGACCGTGTGTTTGCACTAAGTCCAAATTCCAAGGGGCCAGCCTTGCGCGTTGTAATGCAGTAGTCTTTAAACCAATTCATACAAAAAGGCACTCCGCTTGCGATAAGTAGGGATATTCAGTAAATGTCTCTAAAAAATAAGATGGCATATGAAGATGATAG